CGAGTAATCGGTAAGTGGGAGATAAATCTCATCAAGGGTGGAATTCCCTTGACTGGTAGATCATAGACAAAACTATGGTTGAACATAGAGCCCTTCTTAGTAAATAATTAGGAACTTCTCTATGGTGTATTTCGCTTCCTGACCCTACAAGTTTATATAACAATATAAATTTGCTTTATGAAGGTGCCAAGCACCTTTATCACATAAAGTGTAGTGTCAGTCTAACGAACGAGTTTAAATGGATTAAAAGTCCACTTGTGTCGTTGGTAGATTATTAAGAAGCTGTAAAACAGCGTTTTTATGCACTAATTATGTCAAATAACCTACAAAAACAAATAATAAGAAGAATAATTCGTCTTATCTTTGGATTCGAGGTAAAACATATTATCAGTCACTATATTGACAACTTTACAGCACTACGTAAACGTAGTGGTATAAAGTATGCATTCTTGTATTATAAGGCTGTAAAGCTTCATATTACAAGATACATGTGTGGTCAACCTTTACTGGTTAACAACACCGTCAGGATTTCTCTGACTCACGGCTTTCCTACCAAATTTCTTTATTTTAAAGATTTACTGGATCATAATACATCTATTCGTATAGTTTTAACTATACTAGGATGGACTAGATCTGTAAAACTTACAAAAGAAGAAAATGCCAAGGCTGTTGTAGACTATTCCACAATAACAGAACCCAGTAAGGGAAACAGGATTACAATTCCTGCTTCCTTTATGAAGAGCTTCATTATTAAGAATGGTCTGCAATTAGCTCCACCAGTTTATTCACGCGATAGTTTCTATCTTTCTTCGAAGGGAAGTCCTAATGGACCTGCCACTTGAGGAAGTATATGAAGCCCACGCTTGTTAACTGACGATCAGGTTAAATGGATTTATAATTTAACTAATAAGGGGTTTCATGGGTCATTAAATAAAATATTTATGTACTCAAGAAGTCACCTTACAAATTATCTTTTTGATCCTAATAATTTGAAGTGTCAGTATACTGGTAAGCTTGGCTTGGTTAAAGATCCTGAGTTAAAGTTAAGAGTCATTGCTATGGTTGATTACCTTAGTCAATGTATCTTACGACCTATACATGATGGTTTACTTTCTAATTTGAGAAAGTTACCTTCTGATAGGACTTTTACTCAGAATCCCTTTAAGGATTGGCCTTCATCTGAAGAGTCCTTCTATAGCTTAGATCTTAGTGCAGCTACTGATAGATTCCCAGTTGGCTTACAAGCG